TCTTTACTTCTTAAACCTTCTATTATAGTAACATCCATTATTTTAATAAGCTCATTAAGAACGCTAACTAACTTAGGGTCTACTCCTTTTAATCTTTCTTTACTTTTCTTTCCAAATCTATACATTATTTTTTCCCATGAGCTCTTCTAATAGCTTCTTTACCTTTTTTAAAAATTGTTGCTTGTGCACTTTTACCTGCTACCTTAGACCTTTGTTCTCCTACTGTTAGTATTTGTATTTTTCTAGCAAAGGGTTTATTTATTTTTTTTACTTTAGAAACTGTTTTAATTGCATCAGTAGGAGTTGCAAACTTTATACTTACTGTATCTTTAGGATTCTCATCTGTATATAATCTACGACCACTACCTTTAGGTTTTTTGCCTGTACCAACCCTAGGGTCTTTTTTCTTTTTTGCCACTATTTCTTTTTTCTTCTTGTTACTTTTTTCTTTTTACCACCACGAAATAAATCTTTATCTGCTTTTCTAGCACCACCTTTTCCTGTAGCAAAGCTTCTAACTCTACCAGCCGCCCATTGATGAGCACTAACTCCGGGTCTAGAACCACTAGAATAAAATGCACCTAAGCCTCTAGAGTAAACTTTAGAAAGAATTCCTTTTGATATTCCAGAACTTTTGGAATACTTAGCCAAAACTGCGGCTTTACTTCCTCCGCTTTTTGGCTTTGCTTTTTTTCTTACTGGTTTTTTTCTTGCCACTTTTACTCCTTTTTTTGGATATTTTATCCATCATTGCAGGTGTTAGTTTTCCTTTTTTATATAATCTACTGGTTTTTAATATCTCATCTTGAGTTTTCTTTTTATTCTTAGAACCTCTTACATATTTTTTAGGAACACCTCTTTTTGTTTTAGAGACTTTTTTAAATTTACGTGCCATTATTTTTTAATCTTTTTTATCTTACCGTTTTTTGTTCTAGCAAATTTATGAGTTTTAGTTTCCCTTATTAAAGTTCCGCTATACTTCTTACCTCCAAACATCCAACTAACTTTTCTTCCCATTATTTCTTTTTAGCTTTTGAGTGTTTCATTTGCACTTTAAAATCAGCCATTAGACTAGCACCTTTATGCGATTTAAATTTACCACTATGCTTCATTAACTTATATGATGCACCAGATTTCATCCAGTGATAACCCTTTGGAGCTTTAACTTTTTTATTCATTACCATTTTACCCTATTCGCCCAATAAGCCGCAGACATTTTACCTTTTGCTATATTTTTTCTATGTCTAGCTTTGAACGATTTTCTTTTCATTTTTATTCTTCTAGATTCTCCAGCTTTTGGTTTACCTGCTGTACTTGCACCTTGCTGACCAAATCTAATTGTCTTTACTTTAGACCCTTCTTTAGCCACAACTATATGACTTTTTTTAGGATGATTGGGTGTTCTCTTAGGTTTATTAAACCCAGAGACCCCAGCTCGTTTTAACCTAGGGTCTTTCTTAGCAGGCATTATACACCTAGTTTAGCTAGTAAAACTTTTTTAATAATTTTCCAAAGAGCTTCTAGTATAGCCTTTTCTGTTTTTTCAGATATAATTGGTATATCAACAGCTTTGTTAATCTCATCAATTAACTCATCTTTTGTTGCATCACCCAATAACTCATCTGCTATCATTTTCTTTAACATTATACAAACCTCATTATTATGTTTACGATTATAGGAAAGCTTACTAAGGCAACTCCACCCCATACTTGTACTTTAGCAATATCTGTTTCGTGCCTATCTACTTTACCATTAAGTCTTTCTAAATGTTTTTCTATTCTATTTAATGTAGAATATATATTTCTTAATCTTTCATCATGTCTAATTAGATGTGTTCTTAAATCATCATTATTCATTAGTGTCTTCCGTTACCATTCATACGTGACATAATACCATCCATTCTTGACAGTTGTTTTTCTAAATCTGAGATAGCTTCCATCATCTGTTCATATCTTCTATCCCTTACTGCATCGCTATCATTCCACCTACTAATAAGTTTTATAATCATACCCTCCATATTATTAATACTTTCAGATTGACCTTTGTTTTCTACCTCTAATTCTTTTAAAGACTCTTGCTGTGTTTCTGATTTCTTTGACAATGACATAACTAAATAAACAAGTAATGCTCCGCATATACCTATCATTCCCGCTTCGCCATATATTGCCATCATGTCCATTACTTCTTTCTCCTTTTACCCCAACTTAAAGGATTTATATTAAATTCTTTTTCATAGAAGGCGACTTTCTCTGCCAGCTCTGCTCTCTCAGCCCTTTCTTCCACGATATGTTTACTAAGTAAATCCCCAATTTGCTTATCAGCATTAGCCAACTTATTTTCCAATGTTTCCAATCTAGTCTCAACCCTATAGTAACCATAGACCAAAGCACCAATAAGGGCAATGCCTTGAAATATCCATCTGATATTGACAGATATAACAGCGTTGTCATCGACAATAGTACCTCTATAGCTTCTAGCTGTCTTAACTTGTTCACTCATTTCTTCCTTACAATTTCCCATTGGTTATGAACATAACACCACATATCGCTATTAAGTTTTACATGCTCTGAATAAAAGTGTGAAGTTGAATCTTGGTCTAATACCTCTACAAAAGTATACATAGAATCTTCTGCATGAACGTCTATATTCCCTACAGACCAACCATTAGAACAACTACTTAACATACATATACTGAACAGGGATACTATAACTTGTACTAACGTTTTCATAAACAACTTTAAAATCTCCATTTTTTATTTTTATTATTGTATTGTTCATAATTTTGTAATCATATGGTTAACTAACTTGTGCTTACCTACTATCATTCTACCAGTTCCACCTCCATGTCTAGAGTCACACTCATCAACATATAACTGTTCAATTGTATCCCAACTATCACTTCTCCTAACTATCTCACCATCTAATACTAAGAAGTATTTATATCGACTGGGATAAGTCAGGGTTTCGACATCACCATTAGGATATGTCTTAGTACGAGTAGCACCCGGAGTAGTATTCCTATAAAGTTTTAAATCAAAACCCTGAGAACTTTTCCTAATCAACATTACTCTTATTCTTCCTCAGAGTTTAATGATTCTCTAAGCATATTAACAAACGCTTCTTTACCCACAGATAGTTGGTCAGCTATAAATTTATTACTGTTTTGTTTTTTTTGAATATCGCTTATGTGATTAAACATCATTTTTTGCTCGTCAGTCATATCCTCTATGATATAATCTTTATCATCTAAGTTCAAGACTGGCTTATTTTCTTTTTTTGCCATGTTTGACTCCTTGTTTGTTAATTATTTTTTTCTGGTTCAACTATTACTTTTCCATTTTCATCTGTCCAATCAGTTTCTTTCATATGGTCATCTTGTCTTTCGCCTATAACTAACCAAGAAACATTTGCAGTTGAATCTGTATTTTGGCAACTAATAGTTAATATATTTCCATTTACAGAACCTTTTACAGCATCCCAATCAGATTCATTAGATGTAAAACATTGTATATCTGTATTTAATAAAACAAATGTACCTTCTGACATTCCAGAAACTGTGTCAAGATTTATTTCAACAGAACCACTTGAAAGCGTAGCTTTTCCTCTGTAAATATTATCTGCTTGAGGAGCTTCAACAAAACTATGTACTAAATGATGAGTTTCCTTTTTAGATTGTAATGGATGGTCTATCTTAAAAGAACCAGAACCTTTTGATAATGCACCAGAAATAGATACATTACCACTTCCTAAAATAGTTAGGTAATGAGTAGTAGCATCTGAATCTGAAAAACGAAATGCAGTTTCATCTGATGCTAAATCAGTTATACCAGTACCACTTCTTCTTGCAGAAATAAATTGGATTGCTGGGTCATCATCAGCTGGGTTATCATGTCCTAAAATACCTCTTAAAGCTAGTGCATATTCAGCGGATGTACTTTCATCAGTTATTGCAGTAATTAATGCACCACCAAAATCAGCAGTAGCTTTAGATATTGTGAGAAAAGTATCTGTCTCTGCAATTCCAGTTACCGCATGACCCACATCAGATGACTTTAGACTAAATATTGCAGTATCATTCGCACCTTGATTTATCGTTAGACTT